CCCCATGGGCCGTTACCGCTCATACTGTCAGCAACCCACGCCCACATGCCAGTAGGCTCTCCTGCCCAAGCTGAGGCGTAAGGAAACCTATTTTCGTGATCTCCCGCGAACTCTGCGTAAGCGAGATTAAGCTGACGTTGGTTATTTATGCATGCGGCCTGCCATCCAGTTTGTTTGGCTGAACTTAACGCAGGAAGAAGGAGGGCTGCTAAGATGGCAATAATAGCTATAACGACAAGTAGTTCAATTAATGTGAACCCTCTGGTTACCCCCTTTTCCCTCAAGGTCGCAGTCAGGGCTTTAGTTTTCACTTAGTACTCCTTTTTTACTTCACTTTTTTTTTTCTGCTGTTCGTCGTATCCTGCTTCTCCCCCTTTAAATAAGTAGGCTAAGGATCCGTTCCTATTCAATCGCTTCTCTATAGTTAAAGTCTTTAATCTGTCATTTGGTACTACCATTTTTGTATCCCTATCAACCATATAGAACACCGTTCGGAAAAATCCGACGCGAACTATTCTCGCCGCCCTACCGGAAATATAGAGTAGGTCGTCATTATCGAAGTCATGCCCTATAAATATCATGAGTCCTTCAACAGCCTTATGGATGACGTCTTTAAATAAGACACCTACAAAAGCCATGAAAAAAAGCCACCCATAGGACCCTATGACGTGCTCCATCTGACTTTTAAATTCAGGGCTTACTATTTCTGGTTCCATTATTTTTCTAGTCTCCACCCGTGTTGATAAAGTATTTTACTTAGGGTAGCTGAAAATTTTCTGACTTCTGTCTCCGATTTATCAAACCAGAAGGCGTGAACGACTTCCTCGATAGTTACGGAGAGCTTTCTTCTTGGTAAAAGATTGGGCCTTATCATTATTTTCGGCTTTTTATACTCCGGACTCCAACACAGGCCGTCTGCGTCGTCGTATGGGGGATTTTTCCACAAAAGAGTATATTCCTTATTGGAAGCCGTTTTAAATTTAACCTTCTCAGCCATATTAACTATTACACCAGAGAACAAAGATCTAAATTTAATTATTGTTTAAAATATTGTGATATTTATGTGTAATTTTATAGTATCTACAAATGATTTCGTATTGTTATAGCTGCGGAAGTAGGATTGACCACCCGTCTTTTAACAAACCTGAAAACTGTTCCTCCTGCGGGGAGTCCCTGTCGAAGTGGGAAAAGGAGGGTAAGAAAGAGAAGGGTAAATCTACAAAGAAATCCTATAAACCTACTCCTAAAAAATCCTTGGCGGTTGAAATGGACGATGAGGAGCTAGATGAGTTTGATGGACTTGATCACTTTTCGACTGTTATGGGGGGGATACAGCTAGATGAAGGACGCTCTCATTACAAGAATAATAATTCAGAAAGCCTAAGGAACATTATGGGTCCAGCCAATATGAAGCTAATTGAAGAAAACCCAGCAAGTGAATAAAAACCAGAGGAAGATAAAACTTAAGTTTGAGGACTATATTGATCAGATAGACGAAGAAATAAGGAAGAGAAAAAGCAAATGGACTTTAACCTCTATTGCTTGGATGGATTTTGATGATATCTCGCAAATACTCAGAATACACATATATAAGAAATGGTTCTTATTTGATCAAAATAAACCCTTAGGCCCATGGCTTAACAGAATAATTTCTAATCAGATTAAAAACATAATTAGAAATAATTATGGAAATTATGCTAGACCATGTTTGAAATGCGCAGCTGCAGAACCAGACGATGGTTGCGCTATATACAAAGAACAGTGTGACGTTTGCCCTTTATTTAAAACTTGGCTTAAAAGAAAAAAAAGCGCTTATGATCTTAAGATCACGGTTCCGTTAGATAACCATACTCAGGAAATACAAAGTATATCTTCTTTAAATACTTTCGATGAATTTAATTTAGTTAAGATTCATCAAAGAATGAAAGAGGTTCTTAAGCCTGTTGAATGGAAAGTTTATTTTCATTTCTATATTAAAAATGTTAAAGAGCGAGAAATAGCCAAGATGTTAGGATTCAAAACGACAGAAAAAAACAGGTCTCCCGGATACAAACAATTAAGAAATATCCAAAAATCAATAATAAACAAATTCAAAAAATGTTTACGAGATGATGAATTGGATTTAATACTTTAATCAAATGAGCTCTCAAGAGTTACTAGAACTTACTGACAAGCAAAAGCTTGACCTTCTTAATACTTGGAATAGTAGAAAAGATGACCCCCCTTCTCTTCTCGAGCTCATACAGGACGTAGCGGGCTTTAAAGGGAAAGATGGAAGAAGCAAGGAGGGGAGGACGGTGAAGGCTTATCTCGCTTCGCGTCAACTAAAAGCAAGAGGTGCGCATGAATATCAACCAGTAAACAAAGCAGAGCTAACAGAAAGCCAAAAAGAATACATAGCCAACAATGTCCAAACAATGAACGGCGTAGAGATGGCTAAGGCAATATTTGATAACCAGTCACTTACTAACCTCAATATAGAAACTAGGACAGTAAACAAATATATAAAAACCCTCAAGGATCAGGGAATTCAAACTTTCGAAGATCCTCAGGAGGCTCCAACTGACAGATATAAACCCCCCAAAACGGACTTGAGGATGATTCAAAGAATTAACAAATATGTCTTAGAGGGAATAGACGAAAAGAAAATTGCTCCAAAACAAAAAAGGGATATCAAGTCTATAATAGGCTATCTTCATACCTTTAGATTCTCACACCAAATAAACAGTTACAGCGGTAATACAGACAGGGAGCTTTTTGAGAGTTCCTTCATTCGTTATACTTATGATAAAAATGATTTAACACAAGAGGAAGTGGATCAATACATACTCTTGGCTGCTGAGGTTGTAATTGCTTCAAGCATTCAGGAGCGAGTAGAGAGGCTTCAGAATATGTTGGACGATACAGCTGACGATACTGAAGGAAGGAGAATATCAATGAGTCTAGTTGAGGCAATAAGCTCAAGGCAAACGGAGTATAATCAGTGCGTAAACCGACAGCAGAAACTTCTCGAAAGCTTAAAGGAGAAGAGAAGTGCTAAGTTAAGTAAGCAAATAAAGGAGACCGCAAGTATTCTTAATCTAGTTGAAATGTGGAAGGAAGAAGAATCAAGGAAAAAGATGATTCGACTTGCGGAGTTAAGGAAGAAGGCTCTTGAGAAAGAAGTGGAAAAACTTAGTTCTATGGATGAGGTGAAAGCCAGAGTAATGGGCCTTTCCGAAGATGAGGTTTTAAATGGTTAAATGTAAAATATGTGATGACGAATTTGATAGCGAGCAGAGTCTTCATCCCCATCTAAGAAAGCATAAGATACGAATAGCGGAATATTATCAAAAATTTTTCCCTCGTAGAGATCTTTTCTCTGGAGACCTTATTAAGTTCAAAAATAAAGACTATTATTTTTCAACTGATTTTAATTCTAGGCCAAATATGAAAAAATGGCTTAACGAGCAATCTCCTGAGGACGCAAGGGAATACACAAAAAATTTATTTCAAGCAAGGGTAGAAAAGAAGAAATTAAAATACTCCCCAACTCAAGTGGAGCTGAGAACCGTCATGTTTCCCCCCATTCAGTGTTTGAATTTAATTCACGGAAACTATTATAAATTTTGCTCTGAACTAAATTTAGAAAATAGATTTTCAGATACCCTTCCTTTATCTAAGAATTGTCTTTCAGAAAAGATCTCAAAGGATCATTTAATCAGTGTTGATTCAAGGGAGCAGCGCCCCCTTAAGTTAAGCCACCCAATAGAGGTAAGGACGTTAAAGTTCGGAGATTATACCTTGGATAATCCAGAGGCTGCTAGTAATTGCTATATAGAAAGAAAGTCCTTGAGTGATTTCATAGGGACGATGAGCGGGGGTTTAGATAGGTTCCATAAAGAGATTCAAAAGGCTGAAGAAGCTGAGGCTTACGTAGTTGTTTTAGTAGAGAGGAATTTGAATGAGTGCAGCGTTTTTAACAGGCTTCCTTATGTGTCAAAAAAAATAAAAGCTACTCCTGAGTACATATTTAGAAATGTGAGGGAGATAATTCAGAAGTATAAGTCCGTTCAGTTTTTGTTTGTTAAAGGTAGAAAGGAAGCGTCTGAGATAACTAAGAAAATTCTTTTCTCTAAAGGCAAGTGTAGAGATATTGACCTACAGTTAGCGTATGATTTGAAATTGTTATAATGTGGTATTGCCCTGAAAAATATAAAAAAGAAATTCCTAATATTAATGAGGAGCTTCTTGGTATCGACGGCATCTTAGAAAATAAGGAGGCGAAGATAACTCTTGCTAAATTTTTGAGGTCTAATTTGGGGTTCACCACAGAGCTTATTTCAGGGATCAAGTTGGCGGCCTATCAGGAGATAACCCTCAAGGCTTTTTTCAATAGGAATTTCAATATGTGCATCTGGGGAAGAGGCTGCGGAAAATCATTCATTGCTGCGGTCTATTGTTTTCTACAGTGCGTTTTTGAACCAAATACAAAAATACTTATAGCTGGACCCACGTTTAGGACGGCAAGGTTCATATTTAATAATTTAGAGAAAATAGTACAAGGAAAAGATGCTGAACTTTTATTGCAATGCTTCGGAGCCAAGACAAGAAGGAACGATCAATTTGAATGGCTTATAAATGGAGGAAGCATCACTGCGATACCTTTGAGTGGGGAAAAAATCCGTGGTTTCAGAGCTAACGTTTTGGTGTT